AGACCTCCAATCTTGCTATCAGCATACTACATTTATTGTTATTTATCAAGCACTTAATGTGGTGGGACTGAAGGTATTAACTGTAAAAATGCTATCAATCCCACCTTGTATTCCCACATGAGAGGTGTTGCAATTAACTGAAACATCACGATGGTTTGGGAATTAATTTATGCTTTCGCATAACCTCTGTAATCAGCAGTCATACCTTTAGGTTGAATTTTTTCATCTCGATCAGAATAAAACTGAACTGATTTGAAATAATTCATATATGGTTTAGGTATGTACCTTTGATAATCTTTTTCTTGCAATGCTTCAGGTGCATCTTCAAATCTTTCTTCCATCATTATTCTCCTTTATTGCTTTTGCTAAATCAAAAACATAATTATCCATAGTATTATTTTCTATTTTATGTTTTTCTAATTGATTTTGAAATTCATCTACTGTCATCATTGATACAGTTTTTAATGCACATTGCATTCTCCATTCTTCATCTGTTGGCATTTCATTCTCCTATTGCTGAAATTAGTTTACTTGATACTGCTTCGACCAATGACTTACGATAGTGCAGCATTGGTTGAATATATTCATTGATCTCTGCCACAGTTGGAAAGAACTTGCAGTTCAAAATAACTTTATCACAAGCATACTTCATAATGTCTGCAGGTACATGCTCAAACTTCTTGGCATACACTCTAGCTTTGAAGGCTAAGTCTTTCTCTGTTAAGTGGCTTTGCTTGGCTGTGCATACCATGACTTCCATGAGCCATTGATGTATGTCTTTGGGATCAGCTACAGTCATGCACTCTTCCATAGCTTTGATAACTTTAGTTCGATTGTCATACAAGTCATCAGCTATTTCACATATAGGTGCTAATTCCCAACGAAAAAACATATACTGATTGTTGGTTTTCTCAGTTATCTTTGAGTTGATTATGGACTCTAAGATAGAAACTGTCGCCTTCGTTAGTTTGTTTGGGTCTGATCCTGCTTGTTCGACCAGTGTTTTTGCGAGTGAGTTGTTTCTTACACCATTCGCAATAGACTGTATTCCAGTCTTCTTTAGAATACGAGTTTGTAATATAGAAATGTTTGAAGTATTTGATCTCTCTGTCATGGTTGACCTCCTTGTATTGATTGATTACTTCTTGGCTTGGTTGCCACTCGTTAGTTAGTTTCGGCATTGTATTCTCCCCAGTATTCATTGAATAACTGTTCTGCGAAGAAATCACACCACTCTTTTTCGTGTTGAAATTTTGGTTTTAGATTGTAATTCACAAACCTTTTGACTTCAGCCACATCTTCAGACTCGCTGATTTTTACTGCAAGTCCTTCGATTTCTGCTACCTTTTGTAAGTATTCAAGGTATATATTATTTTGTAGATTTGCCATTGTTACCTCCTTTACTAAGCATCATTTCTGCTATTCTATGACCTAATACAATATCGTCATTGCATTTATCGCAACATCTACCATCTGCGATTGGTTCTGCACTATGACCTTGATCCCAGTACATAATGCCATCAGCACTATAATGTTTCTCAATATCACCTTTACATATGATACATTTTAAATGTGTCACTTCAATATCTCCTTAAATATTTTATCAGGAATAATAGCGACCCATCTAGGGTCGCCAGTCTTACGTTTATACATAGCAATATCTTTACCCTGTAACACTTTGAAAACACTAGGAAATTTATCTACTGCTCTGTATTTTATTTCAACAATATACTCTTTATCATTGATAATAAGTTTGATGTCACCAGTATGCTCACCACCAAGACTACCAGATAGAGGCACTTTTTTTGCAGGTAACTTCCATGAGTTAAATAGTTTTACAAACCAATTCTCATGATAGTTACCTTTGATTTTACTTTTGCTTGGCATCTTCTAATCTTCGCTCTAATACACCTTCATAAAATTTTACAGCTTTTTCTATTTGACCTTGTGCTTCATACAAGCCTAATAGTTTACCTTTAATTAAGTGTAAGTCATTTAATTCTTTAGTCTGCTCTTTTACTAATTTTAATATTTTATTCATTTAAAACTCCTCATCATCATGCGAAATGGTTAAAAAAACTTGTAATGCTTCGCACCAACATAACAAGTTAAAGAGTCTTGGCTCACGCACCATGCGTTCCCATTCTCCAAATAGTTTTGTATCAACACCAATGTCCAAAGCTATTTGTTCTTGCGATAATTTTCTTACTCTTCGCAAGAATACTAGCTTTTCGACAATAGATTTGTACTGGTATCTAACTGTATTTTTCATAGCATTTAGTGTAGCCAAGCAAATTTTCGCAACTTAATCTACTCTATATTGCTTGGCTACATTCCCTTAACAAGGAAACTATTTAAAGTTCATATGTTTAATGGAAGAATCATGCAAGATATCTTCAAGCATTTTAGATGCTTGTATGTCAGGATTCATTTCTTCCCATAGCTTTGTACTTGCTACTACCATTTTGTTAATCCAAACTTCAGGGTGTAGATTGCCATATGGTTTAGCTACATCACATATATGATCGAATAGTTCTCTATGATCAGCAGGGTGTGCTATCCGTGCATAGGCAGCACACATCTTTTCTTCTGCTTTTGTAAGTTTTATTTCCATGTTAACCTCCATTTTATTAGATTGTTCCGTAACTTCCTTTCATATAGAACATTGAGTTGGGTCTGTTCATATATGTTAGCAGTTTACTGTTTCTTTCGACAGTAGTTTTATGTTTATTTTTTACTTCTTGTGGGTGAGATATCCAATCAGTTACTGCATTGTATAGACCCCACTTGTTACAACCAATGTCTCTTTGATATCTTGCCCAAGTATCCATGAGAGTTTGGAATTGTCTTTCATTACGATACCTGCCATCAACAGTTGGTCTTGGTGTGTAAGTAAGTTTGTTAAACATTTCAGTTGCATCAGTTTGTGTAACTGGTGTGTTGTACCAGTCACGATAGCGTTGTTCATTACCTGAAAACTCTTGGATCAAATGTTCAATATGTTCAAACTTATAATAGAACTTACCATTATGTTTTTGTTGATAGTTGGCAATCTTATCAGCAGTAGTACAACCATTCTTACACCAGTAACGTAATCCATCTGCTGTAATCATAACAGACCATACACCATTGTAAGAGTTACGAACTGTAATACGAAATGCAATGTAATCTTGAAGAGCAGGGTCTTGTATCTTTATATCTTTACAAGTAAAGGTAGCCTTCATCATTGCACCATTCTGCATCATGGTTATCTGTGGAACAAAGTCTGTTGATACTTTTTGCATCATTTCATAAATAGGATCAATGATAGCTTTGTGTTCGACTGGTCTGTATGCAGTCGAATGATTGCCAAGATATTCCATAGAATCTGTTCTGACTATCATCATACGATCATGGCACTTGACTAGCTTTGTTTCACAATCATCATCATATGTACCTGCCATTGATATAGTATCTATTGGAAAGTCATAGTCACCTAAGACTGTTTGTAAATTATTGATTTGTGTTATGTGATTCATGTTAACCTCCTATCGAATCATATTATTAATAAAGCAAAGATGAAACCAATAAACATTATTATTACAAAAACAATGTGTATTAGCCACCATGCGATCATATTATTTTCAAAAAAGTTTTCTAATTTATTTATAAACTTCATTTTTTTTTGCTCCTTAAATTACAAAGATTTGTATGTACGAACACAGCTACAGCTTAATATCAGAAGTATTACCTAAACCTGTGTCCCCACAAAGAAAAAAAATACTACCTAGCTCGTAAGAGCTAGGTAGTATGTTCGACCTATCTATGAGATAGGTACGAACTTCTTTGTTATATCAGCTTTCTTCTTTACTGAAAGTGGCTTAGCCTTTGGCTTGTTTGGTTCAAACTTCGCACCGTATGCCATCTCATAACTATCGTTCTGAGCGTCATACATTGCTTTAACAGTTTGATAATCCTCGTTGATAACTTCAAGTCTTTCTTGAAGTTTCTCAACGTCTGTCGGATAACCAAAGCCTTGTCTTCTTTCGATAGCCATTCTTCCATAGCCACCTTTCGAATCCATATCATTGTCTTCATCAACTAAATCCTGAAGTACAACACAACCAGTGTTGTATTCCATCTTCAGTTGTTCAACAACTCTATGTAAAGAACCCATAAAACAAGTATATATATACTTCTCTTTATATTTTAGTTGAGAACCTTTTGAAAGGTGAGCATCATTGATTCCGAAACTGTTAAGAATTTCGAATAAGTCTGTCTTTGAATTTGTCATTGTGACCTCCTTGTTAAGTTAAAGACAAGCTTCCACAAGCATTACATGGCGATAAATAATAAGCGTGTCGCCATGCGACACACAAATAGTTTGCAATACAAATCGACGAGGGTCCCTTTAGGGATACGTCTATTTGTATTGCAAACAGCCATGTTGTGCTAGTGGTTAGTCTTGGCTTAACTTAACGAGGTGGTACACAATGCTCAAAGACGGACTTGTTCGGAAGGCTAAGTTTCGGGGTCAATGATCCTTGCGAACCTTCAAAAGGTTTTCAACGACCTCCCCTCCGTTCCTATCCTCTCCCCTTACCATAGGGAAGAGTATCGTCACTTGTTTTGTGGGAGGAATGGCACACTTAGTATTTTCGCCTAAAGAAAATACGTTAATAGGTTTCGTCTTCGGTGAGAAGCGAAACTACACCGTGCCATTCCGTTTCCGTGCGAAGCACTCGCATTGTTTGTGGGTCTGACACTTTTGTAAAGTGGCATGAATATGAAGCAACGCAGACACAAAGTACAAAGCACTGCTTTGTACGTCTGTGTGTCGAGGACTGGAAGATTCATATGTTTTGTCAAACTTTGGCGAAACAAAGTTTGCAAGTCCTTCTGACGAAAGGTGCTAACTATCTGTTTTAACAAGAGAAAATAAATACCCTTGACAAGTTATTCTAGCACGTTCATAAAAGGGGGGTAAGGGGGGTTCTCTTGTTAAAACAGCGAAGACTGACAACGAAACAGAAGGACTTGGTTGATACTATCGTAGCAAGTGGCTGTAGTGTCAAAGAGGCAAGTGCAAAGGCTGGATACTCTGACGGTGAATCAGGAAGAGTGACTGCCAGTAAGACTTTGCGTTTGCCTCATGTGCAAGAGTATATGCAACAAAGGATTAGAGAAAGCATTGGTTTAAATGCTACGGTTGCCAGTAAAAGGATACTAGACTTATCTACTAACGCTAAGTCTGAGTATGTCCAACTTGAAGCAAGTAAGGACATACTCGACAGAGCAGGTTACAAACCTATAGAGAAATCAATGTCACTAGTGCAGGGCAATATCAACGTGTCCATAGACTTAAGTTGACATGGGGGTCTAAAAAGTTGCATAGTTATACTGACAGTGGACTTATACAAACATTAATATTCAAAAAGGCTCGTTATGGCTAAGACACCTGCATGGCAACGAAAAGAAGGCAAAAATCCTAAAGGTGGTCTAAATGCTAAGGGTCGTGCCTCATATAAAGGTGGCACTTTAAAACCTCCAGTAAAATCAGGAGATAATCCAAGACGTGCAAGTTTTCTTGCTCGAATGGGCAACATGAAAGGACCAGAGAGAGATGCTAAAGGAAAACCTACTCGTTTATTACTATCGCTTCGTGCATGGGGTGCTTCGTCTAAAGCAGATGCTAGAGCAAAAGCTAGAGCTATTAGTAAACGAAATAAAGCCAAAAAGAAGTCTAAAGGATAAACTTAACCAACTAGAAAAGGAGAGAGCTATGCCAATGGGTAAAGGAACATACGGAAGCAAGAAAGGAAGACCTGCTAAAAAAAATGGTGGTCTTACTAAAAAGCAAAAGACGTTACCTACAAAGCTGAAGAAAAAAATTATGGCTGCTAAAAGTAAAGGTTACTAATGGCAAAGTCACGAGTTAATGAAGCAGGTAACTATACCAAGCCAACAATGAGAAAGGCTTTATTCCAAAGGATAAAGTCTGGAACTAAAGGTGGCAAAGCAGGTCAATGGTCTGCAAGAAAAGCACAGATGTTGGCAAAACAATACAAAGCAAAAGGAGGAGGCTACAGATGAAGAAGGCACTTACTGATAGACAAAAGGCAACACTCAAACGTCATGCCAAACATCATACTGCAAAGCATATGGCTAGTATGAGAAAAGATATGATGGCAGGAATGTCGTTTACAGCTAGTCATAAGAAAGCTATGAAAAAAGTTGGAAAGTAATGGCTGACCCTAAAGTAGGTACTGGTAAGAAACCCAAGGGAACTGGTCGCAGACTTTATACAGATGAGAACCCTAGAGATACTGTATCTATAAAATTTGCTACACCTGCTGATGCTCGTGCAACTGTTCGAAAGGTTATGAGAATTAAGAAACCTTTTGCTCGTAAGATACAGATACTAACTGTTGGAGAACAAAGAGCAAAGGTTATGAAGAAAAGAGCAGTTGTAAATATTTTTAAAAAAGGTAAAGATACCTTGAGGAAACAAAAGAATGTCACTTAGTAAATCACAGAGGTCGCTTCGTGCTTGGACAAGACAGAAATGGAGAACCAAATCAGGTAAACCTAGTACACAAGGGAGTAAAGCAACTGGCGAACGTTATTTACCTGAAGCGGCAATTAAGGCTCTTTCTGCCTCTGAATACGCCAAGACTTCGGCTGAAAAGCGTAAGGCAACTCGAAGAGGAAAACAAGTTTCTAAACAGCCAAAAGCGATTGCTAGAAAAACGAAGAAGTTTAGAAGTTATAGCTAGGTTAAAGTAATGACATTTTTACATACATTAAAACCTGAAGAACGAAGAATACTTCGTTTAGTTGTAAAGAGAGTACATCTTAAACATCACCCTGAACAATTTTGTACAGACTTAGAAGCTGATAAAGTTATTGCTGCTATTGGACCTGAAACAGTTGATAAGTTATTAAGGGTAGGAAAGAACACAAAGATTGATACAGTTTAAATACAAGCCTGATGGACAAGTCCTTAAAGACTTTATGAAAGATAATACTTTTTTTCGTGGCATAAGAGGTCCAGTTGGTAGTGGCAAGTCCGTTGCTTGTAGTATAGAAATATTTAGAAGAGCCTTGATGCAAGAACCTGATAAGTCAGGTAAAAGAAAAAGCAGATGGGCAATCATAAGAAATACAAATCCACAACTTAGAACAACAACAATAAAGACTTGGCTTGATTGGTTTCCTGAAAATGAATGGGGTAAGTTTGCTTGGTCAGTTCCTTATACTCATATGATTACTGCAGGTGATCTTGAAATGGAAGTTATCTTTCTTGCATTAGATAGACCTGAAGATGTTAAGAAACTATTATCTTTGGAACTTACTGGGGTTTGGGTCAACGAAGCAAGAGAAATACCTAAGTCAATTATAGATGCTTGTACTATGAGAGTTGGTAGATATCCTTCTGTTAAAGATGGTGGTGCAACTTGGTCAGGTGTTATCTGTGATACAAACAGTCCTGAAGAAGATCATTGGTGGTCAATAATGAGTGGCTCTGTACCAGTTCCAGATCATATATCTATTGAAGAAAGTCGTATGTTAATTAAACCTGATAACTGGCAGTTCTTTACACAACCTAGTGGAATGATAGAAAAGAAAGATGATGATGGTACTGTTATTAGTTATGAGCCAAATGATAAAGCAGAGAATAGAAAAAATATTTTAGAATCTTATTATCCTAATCTTGTGCAAGGTAAAACGAAGTCTTGGATAGATGTATATGTGATGAATAGGCTTGGTTCTATACAAGATGGTAAACCAGTTTATAATATGTTTGTTGCAGATACTCATGTAGCAAAAGAAGAAATACCAGTTGCAGATGGTGTGCCACTTTATATTGGACTTGATTTTGGACTTACACCTGCTGCTGTTTTTGGTCAAAAGGTTCGTGGTCGTTGGCTTATCTTACAAGAACTTGTAGCCTTTGACATGGGTATTGTTAGATTTGCAGAACTGTTAAGATCAGAAATAGCAACACGTTATGGTAATCTTGAGATAAATATTTATGGTGACCCTTCAGGTGACTTTAGATCGCAAACTGATGAAAGTACGCCTTTTCAAGTTTTAAGAGGTGCAGGATTGATGGCTAGACCTACAACAAGTAATGATGTAGCACTAAGAATAGAGTCTGTTTCTACAGTTTTAAATAGAATGGTAGATGGTCAATCAGGGATTTTAATTGACTTTAGGTGTAAAGAATTGGTAAAAGGATTTGAGGGGGGTTATCAATATCGAAGACTTCAAGTATCAGGAGAACGATATGAAGATAAACCTCTAAAGGATAGATACTCACATATCCATGATGCTATGCAGTATCTTATGTTGGGTGCAGGTGAGGGAAGGCAGGTATTAGGTATGAACAAACCATTAGAAACATTTAATGCAAGAGTTGACTATGATGTATTTCAAAGAAAAGCAAAACCTGCAAGAAGACAAGGTTTATGGGCAAGAATGTAAAGGAGTAATTTATGTGTCTACCAAGTAGAAGTTCAAGTCCTCCTCCTCCAACTAAAGAGGAAACAGAGGCTAAATTAGAAAGAGAAGCACAAAAAGAAACTGCTACTGCTGAAAGAAAAGATGCTAGGCAAGATGTACTTGAGCAAAATATTACAAGACAAAGAAAAGGTACTGGCAGAAGATCACTCTTAAGAGGCTCAGGTGGTGGAATAGGTTTTTATAATGAGTATCAAGACTAATGCACGAAAAAACTGCTGATATAATGATTCAAAAATATGAGAAGGCTCTTGCTATAAGGCGAGAGTTTGAAGAACTCTATGATGAGATTTTTGAATATTGTTTACCACAAAGACAAGGTTTTAAAAATTATTCTGCAGGTCAAAGAAGAGATGATAAGATATTTGATGAAACAGCAGTTGTAGGAATACAAGAGTTTGCATCAAGATTACAATCAGGATTAACTCCAAACTTTGCAAGATGGGCAGACTTTGTAACTGGTCAAGAAGTTCCTGAAGAAGAAAAAGATGATATTAATAATGCACTAGATGAGGTGACAGATTATGTATTCGAGGTATTGCAAACATCAAATTTTGCCCAAGAAATACACGAGTGCTTTATCGACTTGGCTTTGGGTACTGCTGTACTTTGTATCAT